GGGCCGGTCTGGGGGAGTCCGGTTTATCGGTCACCACCGTGGACAGCGAGGCGTTTCTGGAGGCAATTGCCGCCAGGATGTAAACAATCTGTTTCAAAACGAGAAAAAAGTGAAAAAAGAGAAAAAATCAGAAATCGCAAAGGCAAAAGTGTGATATCATTAGAATAGGACATCGGTCGGAAGGCCGGTGTCCCTTTTGATTCCGGCAGAGAAAGGGAGGTGAACCATGGACGAGCGGGATATCTTTCTCAAGCTGATGAAGAAGCAGGTGGAGCAGGGGACGCTGTATGACCAGCTGCGGGCCCTGAAGGTCCGGGCGACCTACGGCAACGGCATCCTGTTTCAGATGGTCAGAAAGGCGGCGGAGGGAGATCTCTCCGCCGCCAAGTACATTCTGGGGGTGATCAAGGAGGAGCCCCCGGAGACTTCCTGCGGCCCGGACCTGTCGGAGGTGCCCACGGAGGACCTGCGGCGGCTGCTGGAAGAATGAACACCGGAGAGGAGTATGCCATGGAGCAAAAGCAGATCATCAGAGAATTGGCCAGGCGGGAGCTGGCGCGGCGGGATTACGGAGAATATCTGGCGCTGAGCCAGGGGAAAGGGTGGTGCAGAACCGCCCTTTCTGTGTTTCTGGCCCAAACCGTGCAGGCCTTTCTGGAGGAGGACACGGGCCACGCCTATGACATTCTGGTCATCGAAACGCCGCCCCAGCACGGCAAGTCCACGGCGGTGACGGAGACGCTGCCCAGCTGGTATCTGGGGCGGTGGCCGGAACGGCGGGTCATTGTGGCGGGCTACTCCGAGGATTTCGCCGAGCGGTTCTGCCGCCGGAACCGGGAGAAGCTCCAGCGGCTGGGCCGGGATGTGTTCGACGTGGAGCTGGGCAAGGTGAAGCGGGCGGCGGAATTTGAGCTGGAGGGCCATCGGGGCAGGATGATCGCCCGGGGACTGCTGTCCGGCATCACCGGCAACCCGGCGGAGCTGCTGATCGTGGACGACCCGGTGAAGAGCCGTCAGGAGGCGGATTCGCCGGTGATCCGGGACCGGATCTGGGAGGAATGGCAGAACAGCCTGAAATCCCGGTTCGCCGCCGGGGCCAAGGTCATCGTCATTATGACCCCCTGGCACGAGGACGATCTGGCGGCCCGGATTTTGAAAACCGAGCCCTATGCCCGGCTGGTGCGGCTGCCGGTGGAGGCCGAAGCGGGGGACCCTCTGGGGCGTCCGGTGGGGGCGGCCCTGTGCCCGGAGCTGGGCAAGGATGAACGCTGGCTCCGGGATTTCAAGCGGTCCTACCTGGACGATCCCAAGGGCGGCGCCCGGGCCTGGACCGCCCTGTATCAGTGCGCGCCCCGGGTGGAGGACGGCAATCTGATCCGGCGCAGCTGGTGGCGGCGCTACGATCTGCGGAACCCGCCCCGGTTCGGAACCCAGGTGGTCTCCGTGGACGCGGCCTTCAAGGGCGGCGAGAACAACGACTTTGTGGCAATCACCGTCTGGGGCAAGGCCGGACAGGACTACTACCTGCTGGAATGCATCAACCGCCATCTGGACTTTCCCGGCACCCTGCAGATGATCCGGGCCGTCTGCCGGACGTATCCCCAGGCCAGGGCGGTGCTGATTGAGGACAAGGCCAACGGCTCGGCCGTGATCCAGACCCTGCAGAAGGAGCTGTTCTGCATTCCCGTGACGCCCCGGGGCGGCAAGGTGGCCCGGGTCCACGCCGTGGCCCCGGCCATTGAAGCGGGCCATGTGTATCTGCCGGAACGGGCTGCCTGGGTCGAGGAATATCTGGACCAGTGGACGGCCTTCCCCGCAGGCGCCCACGACGACATGGTGGACAGCAGCTCCCAGGCTCTGAGCTGGCTGCTGAACGCCAACGGAACTGCGGAGGAGGAGAAACCGGAGGAAGAACGGGGCGACCTGTGGAGCGTGTATTAAATGCAGAATGCAGAATGCAAAATGCAGAATGATTTTCCGCAGGGTGGAAGGCAGTCTCCTGTGTTGTCATTGCGACGCCGCCCGCAGGCGGTGTGCGTAGCGCAACCGAGCGAAGCTCGGCTCTTAGCGCGAAGAAGGAGCGAAGCGACGTGGCAATCCGTACTCCGAGTACCGCAGTCTCTTACGATGTCATTGCGAGGAGGCGAAGCCGACGTGGCAATCTCCTGGCAGCTGCATTCCGCGACGCAGCTGCCTTTCCCTCCGGGGGCCCTATTTCTTTTGCTCGTCCAAAAGAAATAGGGGAAAGAAAACGACGCATAGGGGAGGCGCTGAGAGTTTGCTCCCGCAAACAGAGCCGCCCTCCCCTATGTACCCCACCCGGCGCGCATCCGGGGTGGTGCATTGCTGGGTAGACTTGCCTGCACAGGCTGATTTTGAAACAACACTGCGTAGGGGACGGCCTTCTTCGCGCTAAGAGCCGGCTTCGCCGGTTGCGCTACGCACGCTCGCCTGCGGGCGAGTGCCCGGACGTCCCTGAATGGTGAGTGCCCGCAGAGCGCACTTTCGATCCGGGAGCAATCTCCGGCGGCTGCGAAACTCGAATTTAAGGGAGGAATACCATGAAAAACACCATGACCCGGGCCTGGGAGCTGTATGAACAGGGGCGGGCCTACAACAATCAGCTGGAGCCGAATCAGTATTCCCTGGTGAACACCAACATTGAGTTTTTCCACGGGAATCAGTGGCTCCACATGCCGGATACGGCGGCCATGCGGCGGCTGCCCAAGCCGGTGTTCAATATCATCAAGCGCGTGGCGTCACTGTTTGTGGCGTCGCTGACTTCATCGGGGGCCGCCATTTATTTTGAACCGCTGAATCAGGCGGGGCAGGATCGGGAGGCCGCCCGGATGGCCACGGCGGAGGTGGCCAACCTGCTGGAGAAATTCAAAATGGAGTATCGAATCCGGGAGGCCCTGTTTGACGGCGCCCAGACCGGCGACTACTGCGCCCACTTCTACTGGGACGCCGATGCGAAGCCCTACGGCGGCGCTCTGGGCCAGGAACGGGGGGAGATCGCCATGGAGCTGGTGGACGGGATCAACGTCATGTTCGGCAACCCCGCCGACAGCTGTGTGGAGCGGCAGCCCTACATCCTGCTGCTGGGCCGGGAACCGGTGGAGAGCCTGCGGCAGGAGGCCAAAGACCGGGGCGGCGACTGGCAGGATGTCCAGGCGGACTGCGAGTATGACGGCATGGCCGGTCAGGGCGGACGGATCGAGCTGACCGGCGACGACACGGCCAAGGCCCTGTACGTCTACCTCTACACCAAGGTCCGCAACGACGACGGCTCGGAGACGGTCCATGTGACCAAGGCCACCCGCAGCGCCGTGATTTTCGAGGACATCGACACCGGTCTGCGCCGCTATCCCATCGCCTGGGGCAACTGGGAGAAGCAGAAAAACCAGTACCACGGCAGGGCGCTGGTGACGGGGATCATCCCCAACCAGATCTTTATCAACACCATGTTCGCCATGGTCATGCGCCATCTGCAGCTCATGGGCTTCCCCAAGACGGTCTACAACGCCGACCTGATCGGGTCCTGGAACAACGAGATCGGCCAGGCCATCGGCGTCCGGGGGCTCCAGCCGGGGCAGCCCATCAGCCAGGTGGCGTACCATCTGCAGCCCGCCGATATGTCGGCCCAGATTCTGACGGTCATTGACCGGGCGGTCAGCTACACCAAGGACTATCTGGGCGCCACCGATGCCCAGATGGGCAACGTGAAGCCGGACAACACCTCGGCGCTGATGGTGCTGCAGTCCTCGGCAGAGGTTCCCCTGGAGAATACCAGGGCCGGTCTCTACGAGTGGCTGGAGGATGTGGGGGCCATTTTGCTGGATATGATGGGGACCTACTACGGCCTGCGGCCCATGGTCCGGGAGCGGGAATTCCGGGAGCCGGTGACCGGTCCCGACGGCACGCCCCAGCTGGGGCCTGACGGCGCCATGGTGCTGGAGACTGTGACGAAGCGGGTGGTGGAGACCTTTGATTTCTCCTGCTTCCGGGACCTGTGGCTGAAGCTGCGGGTGGATGTGGGCGCGTCCAGCTGCTTCTCGGAGATCGCCATGACCCAGACCCTGGACAACCTGCGGGCCAACGGCACTCTGGATGTGATCCAGTATCTGGAGCGGGTTCCCGACCGGCTGATTCCCCGGAAGGCCGAGCTGGTGGCGGAGCTGAAAAAGGCCCGGCAGGAGATGACGGAGCAGCAGGCTCCGGCGAAGCATGTCCCCCTGACCGGCGAACTCAGCGATGACAAGATTCTGGCCGGTGAGCCTGCCCGAATCCAGGCGGCCTATGAACACCTGCCCGCAGTGGCCCAGCGGGCCATCGTGAAAAAGGGCCGGATGTGACAGCCCTCCGTCACGGCTTCCCGATTGCAGGGGAGGCAATTCACAGACTTTTGCGCTTCGGCGTGGAAGATACATATTCTATTCTGAAAGGAAGATGCAAACATGGAAAACAGAAATTTGGCAAGCAAGTATGCAAAGCAGGTGGATGAGCGATTCACCAAGGAGTCTCAGGCCATGCTGGCGCTGAAGAACGACTACGCCTTTACCGGCGTGCGGACCGTCAACGTCTACTCCATCCCCACGGTGGCCATGACGGACTACAGCCGTTCCGGCGATCACCGCTACGGCACCCCCAACGACC